ATTATCAGGCATATCCCATAGAAGTGTGTAATTATTCTTCAGTGTACCATACTGCGGTACAATCTGCTTAAGAGGTCCTTTCTTTGATTTTTTAATGGACAAGTATCCTCTAGGTGGTTCGATTCCATTAGTTGCATTTGACACAACGGAACTGCTCTCCGATGGCATCTGTGAGGACAGTGTTGAGTGCCGTAAACCGTGGGTGGTGATAGATGTCCTAAGACTATCCCAATCATAATTGTATCCTGGATTAGAGATTTCATCTACATCTCTCTTATATGTATCTATCGGTAATACTCCATCAAAGTATTTTGTACGATCAAAATATTCACAACATCCTTTCTCTTTAGCAATCTCATTAGATGACCTAAGAAGATAATATTGGAATGCTTCAGATAATTTATGAACAATATCATATGCTTCCTTATTATCGTACTTAACACCATTCTTAGCAAGATAGTGTGCAAGACCTATAAAACCTACTCCAAGTGATCTACGTGCCTTTGTAGCAACCTCTGCTGCCTTTACAGGATACTCTTGATAGTCTATCAACTCTTCCAAACCACGAACTGAAAGATCACAAAGTTCTTCCATTTCTTCTAAATTTTTAATCTTTCCAACATTAATAGCAGAAAGAATGCAAAGAGCAATCTCACCTTCACCATCTATATGCTGAAGTGGATCTGTAGGTAAGGTAATCTCTTGACAAAGATTACTCATATAAACCTTGTCCTTAAAGGATGAATGCTCATTGCAATGATCGATGTTCATTATATAAACACGACCAGTCTCTGCTCTTTCTTTAAGTAGATCAAGAATTAATTCCTGTGCTTTAATAGTCTTTTTAGGAATAGACTCATCCTGTTCGTAATCCACATATAGTTGATCAAACTCAGGAGTGCCAAAAGATTCATACAAACCTGGAACATCGTGAGGACTAAAGAGGGTAATGTCTCCGTCCTCGATGAACCTCTCATAGAATATTCGACTAGTTTGGATACTGTAGTCGAGTTTTCTAACACGGTTATCCTCTGTCCCTTTATTATTCTTGAGTACAAGGATATCATTTATTTCTTGATGCCAGATTGGGAAGTGGACTGTTGCTGACCCACCTCTAATCCCATTCTGTGTGCAACAGCGAACAGTTGATTCAAACTTTTTGAGAAACGGGACGACACCTGTGTGCTGAACTTCTCCACCCCTGATTTTGCTGTTGATCCCTCTGATCCTTCCTGCGTTAATGCCGATGCCAGCACGTTGTGCGACGTATTTGCCAATAGCCATATCACTGCTAAAGATACTATCGAGGGTGTCATCAATATCAACCAGAACACAAGATGCAAATTGACGAAGAGGGGTCCGTACTCCCGCCATGATCGGTGTTGGGATGTTGATTCTGTGCTTGGAGATTGCGTTGTAGTAGCGTCTGACATAATCGAGTCTGTTTTCTATAGGATAATTTTGAAAAATTGTTGCTGCAATGAGCATGTACATATACTGTGGAGTCTCGTACAACTGATTAGAACTTCTGTCTTGGACTAAGTACTTATCAACGACTTGTCGTAGACCAGCATATGTAAATAGGAAATCACGGTCATGATCAACCCATGAGTTTATTCTATCCCATTCGTCCTGAGAATACACGTTTGGTAATGTTTCGTCATATATTCCTTTTTGAGATCCTAACGTAACATGAGCTAGAATATGGGGAAAACCTTTTCTCCATGAATTACCAAAGACCTGCTTATATAAACCATAGAGCAAAAGACGAGCAGCAACGAACTGATAGTTTGGACTATCAAGATCAATTAGATCTGATGCAGAACGTACAAGTATCTCTTGTATTTCTGCAGTGGTAATACCATCATAGAACTGTAATCCAGATTGTATTTCTACTTGAGAAGCAGAAACTCCTGCGAGTCCCTCACATGCTTCTTCAGTCATCTTATGGATCTTTTCTAAATTAAGACTTTCACTATGTCCGTCTCTTTTTAGTACGTTAGTCCCGTTACTCATATTCGTTTCCAGTTGTTAAGTTGTACTTTTGCTTTTAGTCCTTGGTAGGTATTAGATTCTACCAGATTTTTCACATCATGTCCAGCATTATGCATATCATTTAGATCTTTTTCATCTATGCTTTTTGGCCAGATGACTACCTTATCTCCTCTATCAATGGATTTGGAGATTCTGTTGACGATTTCTCTACTGCGAGGTTCGTTATCATATACACAAATATAATCGCTCCAACCAAACGACCCAAGATCAAGATCGGCCCCAGCCATAGCAACACAGTTTTCCAAGAAGAGGGAGTCAAACGGTCCCTCGACAATGTGGATTGTACTGCTTTTGTTAATCCTTTCCAGTCCATAGATCTTTGGTGCATCCTCGTCTAACATTATAGTAATATATCGTAATTTAGATTTAGAATTAAGGGATCTACCTTGAAATCCAAATATTTTACTACGATTTTTTAGTGGAATAATGACTCTTGCTTCGTCATTATTTACATCATCAAATGTGTGCTTTTGTTCATTTGTCCATCGTTTAAATTTGTCACAATAGTATAAATCCCTAAAGCATTTCTCTGGTATTTTTCTGTTAGAAAGATATACTCTGGCAGGATGTTCTTTATTTAGTTCTGAGATTCTTGGGAGGTCAAAGTCCTTTTTTGTAAATTTTGGTTTACTAGTTTTTACTACTGGGTTTGGTGTAGTACTACCCTTTCCAGTCAGTCCAGACTTATATCTTTCCATGACATATTGATCATAAAGCATCATATCTTGATCTTTAAGAAAGTTAGTAAAACTCTTAGAAAGACCACAGTTATGACATTTAAAGTTATGATCGTTTTTTAATTGGTATAGATATCCTCGTGTCTTATTCTTATTCTTTTGTGAGTCGCCACAATAAGGACATCTGAATGTATACAGACCTTCCTTTTTCTTACTGAACTTCTGTAAGCGAACAGATACTAGTCCGATGTACTTAGTATCAACAAAACTCATTACGAGGGTATTACTGGTTCTCTATTATACTCGATTGTACTGTTGGTGTCAAGATAGATCCAACTACTCTTTGTCCGACTGGAGACACGACGAAAGAAATAACAGCAAGAGCACCAAATATGCTCCACATTTTCTTTTCCATGAGTCTGAGTCTTTCATCTACCTTGCGAATATCTCTCTCACATCCTGCCTTAATCTCCTGAGCTTGACGATTGACCTCTCTGTGAAGCGATTCCACTTTCTCAAATAGTACTGCATCTATCCTATCCTGTTTGTCTAGTTTTTCATCATGGACAGCAAGCATCTGCCCCATCTTTACTGAATTATCTTGTAGTGTCTCTATTACTCTCTCTAATCTTTCGAGTATTGCTTCGTTACCTCTCATTTCTTTTTAGTGGATCTTAACCAGGGAGTTCTGGATAGTAGTCCTAAGTATATATTTTTCTTCTTCTTTTTCTTATTGACAGGAGGATTTCCAGGATCTGCTTCAGGAGTACCAGAAATTTGTCCACCGCCAACATTGTTGACTGGTACATCTTCATTCATAAATTGCTTAAAAGTTTTCATAGATCCTTTAAAACTTGCAGACATTTATTATCAACTGGTATATCATGCAATGTAGTTTTAGGATATTCAGGAAGTCTTCCAAGAAACACAATAAAAGTTTTTAAGACACTCCATAACTCCTTATCAATTTTGAAGAACAACAAAGGTGTTGTTGCTTCGCCAAAGACATTATAAAGTATGATGAAATGATTCACTAATAAATGGATATTCAATTCTCCTGAATTTTTATACTTATTCAGGAGACGTTTGATCCATTTAAACCTCTTCATATCCTCATAGAAGTCATCTTGTGTGACCGCTTGAGGATTATCATAATGCTTAATAGCAAACATTATGTAATTATTTTCATTCAATTCATCAAACTTCATATTAAATTATATTAGGTTTTATTATTTAACTGTCTTATGCAGTAACAGTTATAGATCCAGCATCACTACCTTGATCAGCAGAAATTGCAACAGCAGAGTTAGTTGTGCCATCAGCAGTATCCTTCATTGTAGCACCACCTGGTTTAGCAATGTTCTGAGCACCAATTGTTAGTACGTCATTTGCCTTGGTTGCATTATTATTAGCACCAATTGCAAGTGAGAATACTAGTTCATTAGTACCTGTTCCACTAGCATAAACAAGGGTGTGTGGTCCACGACCTGATCCAGATCCTTGGTTTCCGTTAGTAACTGCAAGTGTTGGTGATCCAGTAACTGTAACAGCCTCATTATATCTAACTCTAACAGATAGAGTAAATCCTTCAGACCTATCAGCAGCAGTTGTAATCCATTCTACTTCAGTAACATCAGCAGCACCGATTGAATCGGCAAGTCCACTAATAGCAACTAAAATTTCTGGATCTGCGTTAGTATTACCATTGCCACTCCAAATAGATCCAGCCTCACGGGCCCAACCATTATTGTTGGCAAAAACTTCCTTTTTCTCGGCAGTTGTTAAATTCTTCGGTTTAGCCTCATCGGCATCCGTAGCTCCCCATAAGGACATAATTCTTTCCTACAAATGTTTAATAGTTAAAATTATTTATACAGCACCAAGCCTCATTGCTTTACGAATTCGTGCTACTAATTGATCATCTACGTCATTATCAGTAGACTTTACATACTCTTCCATCATCTGAACAGCGAACTCTTTCATCTGCTTTTTAAAAACCTTCCTCACTAACATTAGGAGGATAGGTTTTATCAATAAAAATAGTAAAGACATTTTAATGCTTATGATTTTCGTAGTACTTTACTGCTGCGTCGTAATAAGATCCCATATTATGGTCGGAGACCCCATCAAATCTTGTGTCATTCTCATCTTTAAGTTTAATAACT